GATTCCTTTTGAACAAAGATTCCTTTCAGCTTTCCAAAGAAATAGGCAAGCCCGGTATCGTTCAAATATTTGTTAGCCATTGTTTAGTCCTCCGCCACGATGGCATCTATGTCGGCTGTTGTTATAACATCTGTCGTGTTGATGAGTGATAGCGCAGACCCGGTCTTATTCCCGGTCAATGTCACTCCGTTAATCTGCGGCTTATTGGACAGGTTCTCATAGTTCTTCTCTACAGTTACCTGCCCAACATCCGTCAATGTGCCGAAGTTAGTAGTCAACGCATCAAGAGATGGAAAGCTTGCGGTTATAGCGCCACCGTTTTGGAATATCCCGTCAATTGTGACCTGCGTTTCAAAGTCGGCATCGAACGTATAATCCCGGTCGGGCATCAGCTGATTTCTCCATCTCTGACGACATCAAGAACGTCAATGTATTCCGTCTGACTTGCCAGTGCAATCCCCGTGTTCATAAGCAAACGAATCTGCACTGTGGTTGCTTCTCCTGCAGTCAGCGCCAGTGTATCAGCCTGCGTGAATGTTGCCATGACGGAAGAAGTTCCAAAGGCGACATCGCCGTCTGTATATGTCTTGGTGATTACGGTGCTCCCCTGCCCCATTGAGACCCATGCCTGCGCAACATTTGCCAATGCAATGGTGGACGGGATATTAGCTACAATCTGAGGCGTAGTCCCTCTAGTAATTTCAAGAGCCATAACCCCTCCTATGAAATCGTCTGATACGTAAGATATGCGCTCACATTACTGCTGATTGGTGGAATTGTTGAGAAATACAGATACGCTTTCCCGGCATCTGTGGTAATCAAGACTTTGCCAACAATATTGTTCCATGAGTTAAGTGTCAGATGCGCCACGGTATTTGCTGTAAATCCCGGAATCGTCAGTGGCAACTGCCAAAAGAATCCCCTTGTTGCATACGTCCCCGAGTAGGTATACGAAGACGCATCAGCCGGGATGGTAATTTGCACACGCTGTAATCTTGCTCCGCTGATTGCGTTTGTCAGATTGTTATATGCGGTTTGGTTAAAGGTGGTAGCCTGTATCGCTTCAATGGCAGGGTCAATCACATTGTTGATGTAATCCCTTGTCTGTGAATGAAGCCTCTGAATCTGTTCCCGTGTCTGTGCCGATGATGTCGGGTCGGGAAAACTGGAGGCATTTGAATAGCCTGTAGTAGGATTAAAGGCAAATCTATTCATTACTTAATCTCCTTTATCAGTGTGTATTCCATGCGGAGACCCGAGAAGCACATATCTCTATCGACTTCATCATTGGTCAGTTCGATTGCAAACAGCGTTACTTTCTTGATTGAGCATTTCCTCGCAAATGTATCAGCAAAGGAAACATATCCCCAACCGAAGGTGTCCCAGTCGAACTCGTTCCACAGTCTTCCTGCAATGATGATGTCTTCCGGGTCTGTATCTCCATCCGGGTTCTCATCGGTGATGTATTTAATCGTGATGTGGCTCGGCGTATCACCACGGACTTCAAAGAAGACTTTTTTGACCGTCTTTAGCATGTGCCATGCGTTAAAATCCAGCAACGGCGTTCTGTACACTGCGCTGATTGCTTTGCCAAAATCATCACATGCATGCGTGAATGTACATAGGTCTGCTCCTCTCGAATAATAAATATCCTGTCCCACGACCTTGTACGCATCAATTCTGAAGTTGTCCCACTTGTACCACGCCAATGCGGTTGCGGCTTCTTCTGTTGAAATCCTGTCGGAGTCTGAGAACGGCGCATTCGTGTAATCCCATGCATAAGCATTGCCATTGATTGACACGATGTATTTACCCTCAAAGTTCACCGCCACAGCATTTGCCAGTTTATTCTCGGCAAGAAGCCCGGCGGCTCTGTATCCTCCGTTGATATTCCGTGATATGACTCGGACATTGCGTTCATCCTGCAGGAGAGTGGAGCACAATGTGCAGATGCCCCATTCTGTGTTTCCCCATGTCAGACGGTTGTCGATGTACTTGATTGTATTCGGCATATCGCATCCGATTTCAGCGCCAATCTGAGACGAGTAGAATATTGCTTTCTTTTCCCCGGTCGAATCCGTTTCGTAGGAATATTTCAGAGAATAGATTTCACTAGGCTTGAAGATAATCAGCATGTTGTACTGATTGCCGAAACCAGTGATGTCATCTTCCGAATTTCCTACTACCGCATAGTTTGTTTCGGGGAAATACGTTGCATCAAAAACACCGGAATAGTAATAGGTCGATGTGCCGTTGCCTGCCAAGAAAAGACGGGAGTTATTAGCACCGCCGAAGGTAGCCCAGTACTTTGAGTTAAGTATCGTATTCCGGTATGTGCTGAAAGTCTTGTACGCTGTAATGACCACATTGTTCTGCCCTTCATTCGGAGCAGAGTTGAATGTGACCACACCAGTATTGCGGTTTACCGTGAAGTCAGTTCCTTCGGAGAGGCTGACATTGTTGACAACAGCTTTGACTCTTGTTGAATCAAGCCCTCTTGTGTCGCTGTCGTCTTCTTTAGGAATCTCAAGATGGTACTTGGTCGATGTGCCGTCCGCATTGAATGTGTTCTTGAATCCTGCGCCGAGTCGGTTGTAGTCCTCAATGATATCTGAGTGTGACCCATCCGGTTCTCGGTTGATAAGCACATCCGGGCAATACGGTTCTACTTCTGAGCATGTCAGCCCGTCATACTGGATGAAGGTTTTGACGTTCAAGAAATAGAGCATTTGGTTGAAGTTCATAAAGATTCCTGCAGTGTCAAGCTTGCTGTTTGAGTAAATGCTCGTTTCCGTCCCGGTCTCTATGTTGTACCGGATAATTGACTGCCCGATGTGCAGGTACAGGTCATCATGGTATTTTCCAATGCCGAGAATTGCGGAACTGAATGAGCGAACAACTGCCTGCCCGTACCGCTTGCCGAATACGCCGTTCTTGTACATCATATTCAGCATGTTCGGTGACTGGCTCATCTTCAGCGTATAGTCAAGGTCTTGTATGTTCAGACCACCTGCACCCGGTTTGTACAGGTCTAGCATCCGATATTCAGCAGGTTCGTGGGTCTTTTGCTGTTTCCATGCCATTAGAAATCACTCGCTCCATATGCGTCCTCGACCGTCTTCTCAAGCCCCCACATGTACTTGGACTGTGCATTTTCGTAGTAGGTATGGAAAAGGTCAAACTTGGACAGGTCATCGTCTATGAAGAAATTGGCGGCGAGACCGAACGGAAGAATCTCATAGCACATCTCATTCTCATAGGGAATCGTATCTGTTTCTGCCGTAACTGTCGGAACGCTTCTCAGTTCTGCTTTGCCGTGCTTTCTCCGCAGATGATTGTTCAGATTGAAATTCTCTGAAAGAAGCACATTTATCCACAACATGTAATAGTTGTCATAGTCCCGGGATGTCTGCTTCTCAAACATCAAGTTCTTCGCCAGTTCGTACAGTTCTGCTACAGTCATTAAATATGCTCCTTTCAAAAAATAGGGGGAATTTCACCCCCTTGATGTCAGCTTAGATGTAGTAAGCGAGGACACCCTGTTTTGCCACGTCAAGGACAAAGGCATCGCCACGGTAACGTCCTTCGATGAGTACACCGGAGATACCCGGAGCATCATTATGAACCTTCAGTTCGTTAAGCTTGGTTGGAGCAAGCACGGACTTTTTGTTTGCGAAGAGAGCCTGATATGTAGTTGCACCCTTTACAAGGTACGTATCCGGTACTTCGACAACGATGAAGTTCATGCACTTACCGACAACGCCCTTCGAGAGAACATCCTGTCCAAGCTTTTCGACAGAGATGAACTCCGGATTCCGCAGTAATTTAGCGTATGTGGTAGTGGAAACGTATGCGTACTGGTCTTTGCCATTGATGGGAACATTGTTGTTGAAGAAGTGGCTGTGAGCCGCAATGAACATATCGAGAACAGTGTCCTTATCGACAGCGGCAAGCTGAGTGCGTGTGCCTGCGTCTGTAGCCCACGTTGTCAGTGCATACTTGTCAAAGAACGGAACGACCTGTTCGCCGATTTCTGCCTTTGTGACTTCGCCAGTCTTCTTTGCCATCATCTGCTCGTCATTGTTTCCTCTATCGACTGTGATTGCGAAGGACTTGTCGAGTTTGATGGTCATTGTCTGCTTGGTGTCCTGCAGTTCGGCAGGTGTTCCATATCTGTTACCGGAAGCTGTGCGGTCATAGTCATTGAGCGCCTGTGTTACCGGGGAAAGAACATTGATGGATACTACACCATTCCAGTTGTAGTCTGTGTTTGTTTTGCCTGTCAGTACGGATTCACGTGTGTAGGCAAGCGCAAGTTTCGGCTCATATTTAGTAGCAAGATTAACAGTCATTTTTTAGTCTCCTCCTAATAGCCCTTTAAGGAAAGGGTCTTTCTCGCCTGTACCGCCTGCGTTCTCTGCGACATGTCCAACGGCTTTCTTTTTGTTTTCGCCGTTCTTCCTAAGTGCGGCTATCTCTGCACGCATCTGCTTATTCTCGTAAGCCCTATATGCGCTGAGAAGAGATTCACCGTTGTTAATGTCTGCGACAACTTCATCCGGGAGTTTATCAATTTTCACATCGGGATACTGCGTCATGAAGGCACGTACCTGTTCCGAAGCAATCTGCCGCTTGTGTGTTTCTGACTGCTGTCTCTGTTTGGCTTCCTGCTGTGCTCTTGCGTTCAACTGGTTCTGATACTGGGAACGAGCATACTGGTCAGCTACTTCGTCAGAAACATCCGGGTATTTGGTCTTAAACTCCTGTGCGATACGGCTGATATTTGATTCGTCTTGAAACTGAGCAAGTCGGGTAATGTACTCGTTACGGGTAAGCCCTGCACGTCTTGCCTGCTCATCAATCACACGGATTGTGGGGTCATTGCGCAAGTCCTGTAACTGTCCATATACCTTGTCGTAGTTTCTTCCCTTCTGAGCAAGTTCAATAGCCTGCTCCTGTGTGAGGGATTCTTCAGCACCGTTGTACTTAATCTTCAGAAATTCCTTTGCCGCCTGCTCCTCAGCTTCGGGTTTTTCTTCGGTGCTTTCTGCCGGGGTTTCTTCCTCAGCAGTGCCTGTGTCTTCTGCCACACCCGTGGCTTCATCAATCACAAGGTCTTCTTCGGTTGAGTCTGCTGACTGGTTTGTCATTACATCGTCTTCCATCTGTCTCCTTTTTGCCCTATGGTTGGGGCATATGAAAAAAGCCGAACTGGTCTATTCGACTTCTTCAACTGTTTCTTCCGCACCGTTATCAAAAGCGTCCATGTCTTCGTTCGCTTCAGTGTGGAAGCTTGTATCTTCAGCCACTTCTTCTACCGCAGGCTGTACCACGGTGTCCGCCGTTGGTTTCCCGATTGAGTAACCGCAGGAAGGACATTCAAAGTAATATATATTCCCGATATTCCGGTACTGCATGTTCCGATTGCATTTACGGCATTTCACTGTTGAATACCTCCGTAGTACTCTTTAGAGTCAGCGTAAACGTCCTGCAACATCTGATTGTCCAGTGCACCTGCTGACGCACGGTTATCGACCCCGTCTCTCATCCGGTATGACACGTTTGCCAAGTCCGGGTCTGTTGCTTCCGGGGGAAGTCCCTGCGGCTGTGCCTGCTGTGCCATCTGCTGTTGCATCATCATTTGCTGTTGCATTTCCTGCTCTCGTTTGAGTTCGTCAATAATCTTCTGCTTATTCGGAACATACTTATCCGGGATGCCCTCAAGATATGTAATCGGATTCTTAACAATCTGCTTTTCGAACAGGTTGTCCATCGTCTGCACCTGTGTCTGCTCAGACCAGTAGGAGGACTGACCGATTTCTACAGAGATGTCATAATTCATATTCTTCAGAATAGAGAAGTCCATCAGTGTATAGGTTGCGTAGATAGGCTGTCCGGTTGCCGGGTCAAATCCATCAATGAGGTTCAGTGCCTTTGCCTGTGACTCGGTGACACGTACATATCTCTCACCATAATCACAGCCCATGATATCCACGATGCTTCTCACGATATCTTCATAGAACTGATAGTAGTCCAGTTTCTGAATCTCAAGAGGAACGGCAGATGCCTGCTGAACCGCCACGATAGCAGATGTGTTGTTCGGGTTGCTGATGTTACCCAAGGCGGCATCGGAAGCACCCATGAAGTCTTTGGTATATGCAATCGTGGAATCGACCAACTGGATAATCTGATTGGAGAAGTCCGGTGCTTTGACAGCATCAATGACTTTGCCTGCCATGTCCATGTTGGTGACGGCTATGCTCTTGGACACATCATTGGTCAGCTTGGCAATCTTATTCTCATCATAGAAGACTCTCGGGAATCCCATGTTGGTCATATAGACCATGCACATTGCATAAATCTTGTTGATGAAAATCTGATTGGGAATGAGACCCGTGATAGGTGACTGTCCGTGATAGGAGTTCTTCATCTTCTCCCATGTGAAGTAAGCTACCGGATATCTCTTATAGCCGAGGTCGGTGTCTTTCTTCAGAATCACATTGGATGTGCACTTAATCATGTGAACGGTCTTCTCGGTAGCTTTATACGGCATCCCAAACCTGTCCACAGCGTCAATCTCTTTTGCTTCCTTCCAAAGCTTCGTTATGACCGTTGTAAGGTGCGAATCAGCGTCATTTCCTTCGTAGATGTATGAATCATCATCCGCAACGATATTGCTTATCTCAGCCTTGGAAACGCCCAAATTCTCAGCCATATCTTTTACCTGTGAAGTATACAGTCTCTGCACGATGAGGATATACGGCTGTTTCTGAACGTCAGTCGAATACGGATTGCCGAAGATGACATGGGTATTGTCGATGATTTCCGTGGCG